TAACCTTTTAGTTTTAGCGTATGGCATACCTGCCAAAGTTAGGTCTGCTCAACTTGTTATACGTTGCATAACGCAGCGCATCTATGGCGTGGTTGAATGCATCTATGGGTTTGTTAAGCAGGTTTCCGTTCTTGTCTTCTACCCATTTGTAGTTTTGAAGTTCTTTGATTAGGTTGCTGCTTCGTGGGGTTACGAATAGCTTGTGTCGCTTGAGTACGTCAATGCCCACAATAACGCTATCTGCGCCCTTCTGCGTGGGTTTCACGTTCCATCCCATACGATGCAGCTCCTCAATAGATTTAGGCTCTGCAGAGTCAGCAAATACCTCCGTACGTCTGTCAAGGTTTAGGGACTTCAGTACGTTGCTGATGTCGGGGTTGGTCATCCCCGTGCGGTAAATCAACTCATCCACATACAGGTTGTCCCCCGACTTGTAAACCGCCACAAGTGCGGTTGGGTCGTTGGTGTACCCGAAGTCCATCCCGTGACATAAGAGCGATGCTTCTGATGGTATCTCTGCCTGCCCGTACTGAAAGATCGTGGCTCTGCTCATACCACGTTCACCTAATCCGTAGATGCGCCAATAGTCGCTATCGGTATCTCGCAAGCGTTCTATTTCATTTCGGATGCTGCTATCAAGGAACGGGTTGTCAAGGTAGGTGGTCTTAAAGAAGTCGCAGTCATCTCTCGGTACGACCTTATCGTAGATCCAATGGAAGGCATCCGAAGGGTTGTAGTCAAGGATTGCCCTGTCCTCTGTCCGCATAATGAGCTGCTGCCAATCCTCAAACGTCAACTCGTTGGCTTCGTTAATGTACAGCAGGTTGCGCTTGCGACCTCGTATCTTCTGCGGTTGGTCAAGGCTGATAAACTCCACAAGGTTGCCATTCAGATAATACTCGTGGCTTGACCTGTTGTGGTAGCTCTCGTTGTACAGGTCGTTGTTGCGTAGTATCTCAAAGAAGTCACGCATCACCGAAGCACGAAGCGAAGGGAACGTCTTACGGCATATCGTGATGGTCTTGTTGGTTTCCCGTGTGCTATAATAGAAAATCACCCATAGCAGGATGTTGTAAGTCTTCCCGCTACGAGTACCGCCCTGCTCAACGACTATCTTTTTGTCGCTGCGCTTTAGGTGGTTATATACTTTATTGGTCTGAATCTTCGCCAAGCACTTCAATTTGGAATAGCTTGCCCGAAGATACATCTACCTCTTGGCGTTCCACGTACCCACGCTTCTTGCCTTTGGTCTTTAGAAAAAAGATAGTAGCGGTAGAGTTGCCCTCCTTAATCTGCTTATGCAGTTGGCTCTCTGCGAAGTCAATGGCTACGTCTGATAGTTCATCGACTGCTGCTTTGTATTCTTTATCCTCTTGCAGCCACCTGTAATGCGTTTGCCGTGCGATGTCAACGCTCTTGCAAGCGGAGGTAACTACTCCTAATGATTTCTCCAACGCATCAAGCATTGCCTTTTTATGGATGTCACTACTTGTCATAAGGCTTGCCGTTTATTTTGATTTCAAGGGATGGGTCGAGCTTGTGCATTCGGTCTATTATGACTTGGCAATACTTGGGGTCAAGTTCCATACCATAGCACTTTCGGTTAAGTTGGTGTGCTGCTACCATCGTAGAGCCGCTGCCGAGAAAAGCATCACAAACAAGTTCTTCTTCTCTTGAACTATTTTGAATCAATGGAGCAAGAAGAAGGATTGGCTTCATCGTTGGATGCACGTCATTACGGCTTGGCTTATCGCAATGAATAATTGTTGACTTTGTTTTGTCGCTCAACATATCATTGAGCATTTTTTTCATTTCCTGCTTCGTGAGTTTGTTTACATCTACCTTGTCCTCAATTACTGTTGCGTGGTTTCTTTCGTTTGTGAAATAGTGTGCTGCTCCCTCTTTCCATCCGTACAGGCACAGCTCGTGCTTCCATTGGTAGTCTTGCCTGCCAAGAACGATTGCGTTCTTTACCCACACAAGATATTGCTTTAATAGCAAACCTGATTCTCTCATTGCGTTTGAGAAGTTTGCCGTCTCCGTAGATGCGTGCCAAACATACCAAGCACCGCCTGCTTTTGTGTAGGAACCAAGAGCAGTATAAAAGTCAAGTAGGAATTGGTAAAAATCGGAACCTTCCATCTTGTCATTCATAATTTTCAATCCATTGCTTCCTTCATAATCTATATTATAAGGTGGGTCAGTCATAACAAGGTCGCATAACTCACCATCCATTAAACGCTCCCAAGTGTTTACTTCGGTGCTGCTACCGCAAAGGAGTCGGTGGTTTCCAATTTCAATAAAATCACCAACTACAATCTTTGATTCTATTACTTCAGGGATTTCATATTCATCTTCTTTTGCCGCTACTACTTTTGGTTCTTCGTAGTCAAGAGGTAATTCAAGACCCCAATCCTCAAGGAGTTGTTCGTCCCACTCATTGGCTAATACATCCCAATCCCATTCACCAAAGCCTACGTTGTCTTTAATAATAAACTCACCCTTCTGCGCATCGGTCAGTTGGTCTGCAACGATGATGGGTACTTCCTTCAGTCCTGCGGCAATACACGCTTTAAGGCGCATATTCCCTCCAAGCACTACCATATTGCCATCTACTACGATTGGTCGCAGCTCAAGCATCTGTGGGAACTCCTGTATGGACTTTACAAGCTTCTTGAACTTGTCATCCTTTATTATTCTTGGATTGGTTGGGTTTGGTATGATTGTACCGATTGCTGCTCTTTGCATAACTAAATAACTCTTTTTGATAAATGGTGGTTGTGAACCTCGTAAAGGTAATCTTTCTTTAGTTTGGTTCCGAAGTCAGCCTCGTGATGGCAAGTCCTGCATAATGCCATAAGGTTCTCTATGTTGTCTCGCATCTTGCTCCCTCCCATACCTCTCGGCTCTATGTGATGGATGTCCTGCGCTTGCGCTCCGCATACTTCGCAGGCTATAAAGTCAGTCGTAGTGTAGCCAAATGCCTTTAGGTAAACCTTCGTGTGGTTCTTCACTTTTGGTATATCCAACAGTCATCTATGAACGTGGCGTGAGGCAGCAGCTCATCTACCGCTTGGATTACACCCTTCCAATGTTCGTGGTAGTCATCTCCTGCGATGTAGCCTCCCTTCTTTACTTTGGGTAGCCATAGCATTATATCTTCCTTTACCGCTTCGTATGAATGGTCAAGGTCTATGAATACCACGTCTAAAGATTCGTTGGCAAACTTCTTTGATGCTGATTTGGATGTTGCTTTGATTGCCTTGTACTTGCGCTCACCCATATTCTCGGTAAAGAGCTTGAAGATGTCTTGGGTCTTTGCAAGCTGATAGAACGAGTCTATGTACTCTGCCGTTCCCTTGAAGGAGTCTATGATTGTGATTTGTTGGGATGTTGCTTTGTCGCAGAGGTAGGCCGATGACTTGCCGAGCCACGCCCCGAGTTCTACAAACGTGCCGTCTTTGGGCATATTGGCAAGGAGGTAGTCGTATGCTGCTTGGTGGTTGAACCACCCGTCTATGTCTTTTGAGTTTTTCATCGTAATGCGTTATAATAACAAAGGTACTGCTCTACGCAGATAAGTGTTCCCTGTTCGGATGCTGCTTGAGCAAATGTACCATCTGCCTCATACGTCATCTCAAAGCGTAGGTTGGGCAGGTCGTGGGGTTTGAACATATAGCAGGCGGTATCTATGTTGCCGACTCTTGGTTGGTCGGTAGGGCGTAGCCTGCCCACCTGTCCCCACGTTACGATTGAGCAGTCAAGGGAATGCAGGTTGCTCCACTCCTCAAGGAACTTTGGGTGCAGTACATTGTCATCATCAAGGTAGTAAACCCAATCCTCTTTGGTAAAGGAGTCAGCATATAACTCAAGGAACTCATTGCGTAGGGGGTGTCCCCAATCACCTGTGCGGTTGGAGTAGTGTGTGATTGATGCGCTTGTTGCTCCCTTGTAATTGGTGGAGGCATCCATCATTACAACCCACGTTGCATACGGTGGGATGCCTTGTTTTAGCCTCACAAGGTTTTGAGGGCGTGAGCAGGGCGTAACTATGTAAAGCATCGGAGTTCGTTTATCTTATCCATCGTGAAGTCCTGCACATACTCATATAACGATTCCGTTAGGTCAGCCACTTGGTTGGGGTTTTCTTTTAGCCTCTTGATTGCTCCTGCCCATTCGCTTGGGTGGGAGATGGCAATGCAGTTCTCCTTTGTGATGTAGGGTGAATAGGGTTGAGTGTTGCTCACTATCAGAGCGCACTTGCTAAAGCCTGCCTCCAACATCTTTAGGTGCGACTTGCACTTGGCAAACTCTGATGTCGTAAGCGGAACGAGGCTCACGTCAAAGAACTCGTAGAGTTTGTGGTAGTGTGTTGGTGGCATCGTTGGGAGTTTGTATGCTGCTTTCATTATTTCCGCATACCCATCAACATCCGCTACATAAGATTCATACCCCTCAAGGTTGATTGTGGATTCTCTTACGTCTAATGCGTGGTGGTTGCCTCCGATATACCCGAAGCGTACTTCATCGCTTGGCTTACGCTCTACCTGCCACGTTGGAACACTTATAGCGTTAGGGATGATTCGGATGTTGGTATTATACTTCTTGACCTTTGAGGCAAGGTGCTTGTTGGTCACCCATACCTCATCAGCCGCTTTCATAGATCGCACGATGCGCTCCCTCATCTGATTCGAGTACACCCCAAGCAAGGGATGCGTCGGGGGTAGAACCCACCAATCATCATTGTCAACGATTAGTTTGATGCCCTCCTTACGGCAGAGCTTTACAAAGTCCTCAAATGGCTCGACAGGGAATACCCTTGAGGTAAAGATGTGAGTAACCTTCGGCCATATCTCGGGATCAATGTCGGTAATCTTCTCAATGAAAAAGACATCTACATCCTTGTGGCATATCAAGGGTGCAAATACCCTGTGGTGTGATACACCCGAGTTCTGCTTATGGAACGCAAGCACAAAAGGTCTAATCATAAATTAGCCTCTTGGTCTTTGAACCATTGAGCCATCGCTTTGCGGTCTAAATACTTTACCCACATCCGAGCAGCTACTGCTCTGCGTTGGGGCTTGAAGGGGTAGGTGCTACGGAGCCTTGCCATCGCTATCCTCATAAATTGGTCTTGCATTCTTTGTAGTTTTTAATAATTTCTTGCTCAATAAGTTCTAACATATAATCAAAGCTGATGCCTTCATCTTCGCCTCCGAAGCGTTGTCGGTTTACCACATCCCTAAAGAATGCTGCGCTGATGTACTTGCTCATAACGTGCCTACTATTGTGTATGAGTCCAAGTCCTCCCCTAATATAAAGAACTGCTTGTACAATTCTATTGCCTCAAGGGTCTTGCGTTCACCCTCTGCCACGAACTCGGGGCTAACGGAGTAGATGCCTATGTCAAGGCTTGCCTTGTCAATAGCAATAAAGAAGAACTTGTCAATCGGCACTCCAAAGAGTCGGGTGTAGATAAACGCTTGCACATCGTAGCCGTACTTCTTTGCAGAGTAAGGGAACGCTCGTAGGTCGGTTGTTGTTTTCAAGTCAGCCAAGAATCCATCAGCATAGATGTCAGCCTTCGCCCTAAAAGGCAAGCCTCCGATCATACCAATTTTAGGTACTTCAAACTCGCAGCCTGTGATAAGCCCAAGCACGTTCTCGTTGCGCAGGAGCGCATCAGAGATACGTTGAGCTTCGTTGTACTCTTTACGGGTGCAAAGGTTACGCTTGCCCTTCGCATCCTGCCAAGCCTTTGCATTCTTGCTCTGCACCTCAATCACTTCGTAGTCCGCTACCTTGTGCGGCTCAAGAGCCATTAAGTGTACCAAGCGACCTACTGCAAAAGCATCGGAGTCCTCGCTGCCATACTTCGTGACGTAATGGTAGGTCTTGGGTGATGTCAGCAGCAGCTTACAGGCCGAAGATGACAGGGCGTTCTTACCGAGCACCCCGTAGTAAAAGTCATCATCCTGCATCTTTTCGAGGACTGTGTCCATATCCCAAGTGCTGCCGTCAAGTAGTTCTATTATTTTCATTTTGTTTCTTCGTTAAATGCTGCTTCGTACCATTGGTCAAAAGTCAGCTCGTTGCGTTGACCTGCGTAGTAGGCCAAGAGAAGTTGGTTGCGCTCAATCTCTTGAAGAAGATTGATAGAGCTTTCGTGGATTTTTGTTGTGCCATCAGTCACGGGGTAGTGACGGAGCATTTGTGTTGTGGTTTTCATTTGATTGGTTTTAATTATTCTTCTGATGCTACGGTTGTTGCCCAATTCATCCACTTGGTATAGATGTCATCGGCAAGCTTGGGGGCTTCTCCATAAATGGATGTCGTGGGGTAGGCTACGGTGTTGGTGTAGCCATCCTCGTTGTATGACTCCTCAACGTAGGTGATTTGCATCTCGTACTCGTAGAAGTCAGCAACGTGAGCGTAGCCAAGCCACTTGGCAAGAATCTCATCGGAGTTCTTATTGTCGGGGTCGTAATCCTCAAGGGCATCCCAATAAGACTGTGGCAAAAGGTCGGCATCTTCAAGCCAAAACTTTAGGT